GTCCCACTCACCACCATTCATGCCTTTTCCAACACCCCCATGGCTGTCCGACAGGTGGAAAACCCAACAACGGATGGGAATTCTGTCGATTCACCCCAAGATGCTTGTCCTGTCTGACCCCAAGGCAACCCCACCAGCTCCCAGAAACAAGCAAAACGCCCAAGGCATACACCCACCCCACCCCCACCAAGAATAACCCCCATTCCACCCAGCAGCTCCCACGATTTCCACCCATTATATACCACCCAAACAGAAGCCCTACCTGCCCCCACCACCCCCATTCTCTCTCCTTGTTTTCTGGCTGTGACAGGACGCACAGAGCGTCTGCCAGTTCCCACTGTCCCAGAACACCCCACGATCTCCCTTGTGATCGACAATGTGGTCCACGTGAGCCCCAGGTACTACCAGCCCACGAGACAGACAGGCAACACACAGTGGGTGCTTCCGTAGGTAGCCCAGCCGCGCCTTCTCCCAGGCCACGCTGTACCCTCTCTGCCGCGCCGTGGGTCTAGTCCTCTCGTACTCCGACACACGTCCACTGAGGTGTCTCTCGCACCAGCCCACCCCGATCTCAACGAGCGCTCCACACCCGTTTTTCTTGCACGGCATTTTTGCTCTCTTTACCATAGTAACCAACCTCCCATAAAGTAACTACCAAAAACATATTAACTACCCAAAACAAAGTAACCAACCAGACAGTAAGTCGCTTACCAAAAGATAGTTACCAACCGATCAGTTAGTTACCAACCACATCGTAAGTTACCAACTGCGAGGTTCGTTACCAACCAGACGGTAAGCAACACAAGCACAAGATAGTTACCAACCGACCAGAAAGTCACTACCAAAAGGTTAGTGTCCGCAACCCCACCCGTTGTTGTATTTCCATCCTAGCAACAAAGACAGGCGAATAGTTGTTTTCCACCCAAAAACCCGCAGAAGGCCAATTATGGACGTCTAACAACGGACAGCTAAATCGCCAAGCCGTTAGAGGGCCAACTAGACAGTTACCAATAGTAACTTCCCAACCGACAAGTTGGTAACTAACCAACCAGTAAGTCACTATCTTAATTATAGCCGCTAACCCCACTGGAAGAAAACCCCATCCGCTACCAACTTTGACATTCTAGCACGGAAGACAGGACTTTTATTGGGTAAACCCACCAGATTGCGCATTCGCCCAATTCTGGACGTCTAATCCACCCAATATGCGTACGCGGGCGCATGCGTATATTATAATAAGAAGAGACCCATTCCAGAATCCACTTCGCCATTGGCTACGCCAAGCTCGACAAAGGGTAGACGAGCCAACGATTATCGGCTATACTAGGTCTTGTAGGGCGATAATACAAGAGGAGATGGGATAAAATGGAAAAAGAGTTCGCGGTTATCTGTAATGAGTGGGATTTACTGTACGCTACACCAGGATTCGATGTATTAGATGGGTTACGGATCGAGCACGAAGAAGAAATCGTGTCTACGGTGGGAATGTACGAGCCTTTAGCGGGCGACGACAACGGAATTTATGGGGTTTCCCACGACTTCGACGATCTGTATGTCGACCTAAAGTTGACTACGGATGGGTTTCTTGTACTTATAAACAACGGCTATCACGGGGACATCGGGGACGTTATACACAAGATTCCCACCCGATACAAGGCGTAGGACAAATTAGTAGGGCGGGACAAATTCCCGCTTTACTTTTATTCCCAAGACGTAGTATGTTAGTTGTGGGGAAGATACCCCAGAGCGAGTATTTCCCGAATATTTCCCGACACGAAAAGGAGCGAAACCCAATGAAATACACCGAATCGAAACAACCTAACAGCCGTCACACGGTAAAACTAGCCGACTTCCCATCTATCACAGAGTTTAACCAATATATGGACGACCAACCAGTTAACCGCTATTTCCAAGAAAACCGTGGGTTAGACGCGCTTTCCTCTGAACGTACCAACGATGCTCGATGGAGCGGAACCCCTACATATAAAGACGCGGCGCACCTGTTAGCTACAGGGTGGACAACCTTCGCCCAGAAGATCGCAGCTCGTGTAAAGCCCACTACGGTGTCCTCTCCTGTAAAGCGGTCGCGTCCCACATTCGGGATGGTAGGTAGTCAGGCTAGTGTCCCTCTGTACCTGCAGGGTGTCCCTAACAACATGATAGATCGGAAGATGGAAGCTCAGAAACAGAAAATCATCGTTATCAACAAGGGTATCGACTTCTCAGCCATGGTATCGTCAGAGACTATCGAAGAAGAGGGCATCAAGGCGATCCAGGTTATCCAGGCGCTCGAAAACAAGGGATACCGTGTAAAACTCAATGTTTTCTGGTCTTCGACAAGCGGTGATGAAACGATTTGCTTCCGTATCACCCTCAAGAAACCAGAAGAACGCCTGTCCCTTACAAAGGTAGCGTTCCCGTTAGCCCATCCCGCTATGCTTCGCCGCGTTGGGTTCCGCTTCCTTGAGCGGTGCCCGTTCATGACTAAGCCAGGGTTCACAGGCGGTTACGGACTGCCCGATGGGGATCGTATGAAAAAAGTTTTCGACCAAAAAGAGGTATTTATCCCATCTACGCTTGGGAACGTAGAAGCCTTTATCAAATCAATCGGACGGTAGACAAAAATAAAGCTTTACTTGCCCCTTGGATTCGTAGTATGTTATTTGTGGGGGAGATAACCCCCAGGAAACACTATAAAATGGCCCTAGAGCCCAAAGGAGACAGAAAAATGGAAACTAGATACCTGAATAACCCAAACGAGACAGCAATCGGGCTTGTAGCCCTAGCGGAAAACGGCTTCAAATCCCTGGCACGACTGGATGACAAGTACATAGAGGTGACTACCACAGAGGGCAAGACCATCGTCCGCTCGTACTACCTGAATAAAACAGGCGGGGAAGGTCATTTCTACCTGAACGACATCCGCTACAAGGCTTGCAACTTCGTCGGCTCCATCGAAGAGGGCAAGAAGATCGTTGAGGTTATGGTGGAAAAGCCCGTAGCTGCCAAGGAATCCCGCAAGATCGAGATCGGCGCACCGAAGGAAGAAGCTCCGAAAAGCCCAGAGGGGCCAGTAAAGCACGCCCAGTTCGATACGATTAAAACATGCGTTGAGCTCGACATCCCAGTCTACCTGGTGGGAGACGCGGGGACAGGCAAAAACCACACTCTGCTGGACATCGCAAAGGAACTGGAGCTTGAGTTCTACTTCACCAATAGCGTACAGCAGGAGTACAAAATCACTGGTTTCATCGATGCAGGCGGCAAGTACCACGAGACAGAATTTTTCAGAGCTTTCACCAAGGGCGGCTTGTTCTTCCTAGACGAGATTGACGCTTCGATCCCAGAGGTGCTGGTGCTTCTGAACGCGGCGATCGCAAACAGATACTTCGAGTTTCCGACAGGCAAAGTAGACGCTCACCCAGACTTCCGCGTGGTCGCTGCTGGAAACACTGTAGGGAGCGGCGCGAACGAATTATACACAGGTCGCCTTGTACTCGACAGCGCTACGCTTGACCGCTTTACGGTCATCGAGTTTGACTACGACAAGAACGTCGAGCTTTCCCTGGCAAAAGGCAACACGGCACTGGTGAACTTCGTCCGCTCCCTTCGCAACTTCTGCAAAACCAATGGGATTCGTGGGACTTTCTCCTACCGTATGATCACAAACGTGGTAAAATTGGAATCGGCTAAACTGCCCCTCGAACAAGTAATCAAGATCGCAGTGGTGAAAGGTCTGGACAACGACACGATCCGTACACTGAAAGTACAGGACGCTGGGCGTTACTACCACGCTTTAGAAGCCGTGAAAGCGGCTGTAGCACGGGCGGTGTAAGCCGCCCAGGGGTTTCCCAGGACGAAACGCCTGAATGGCGTAGGACAGTGGATCTGTCCCTGACGAGTCCATGGTTAGAATATCTGTATAGGGGTGGGAATTATGGGAGAAGTACAGGACGGATGGAAAGACATGTCGGACGGCGAATTGCTGGATCGACTGGTGGAGATTAAGGAGCGGATGTTGTACGATACAGACGAAAGTCTGGACGAAGAGTACCAGGACATCAAGATGGTTATCCTGTCCCGTATGGGAGGGGTGTTCCTATGAGCCCTAAGTACAGACGGGTACAGGTAATGTATGCAGGTACAGTCGAGACAGCCCTAGACAGGGAAGCGGCCATGGGAGTTATGTATTTCTGGGAGATTCCCGACCCAGAGAAGTGGTGCGACATGTTAGGGGATGGGTTTATCAACAGGATCGGGACAGACGAAGACTACCTGGAGGTGGTCAAAGGTGGATAACTTCCTGTATTTCATGGGTATAGCAGCCAGAGCATTCCTTTACGCCTGTATCTTATGGGCTTTCATCCTTGTAGCCCTCTTCCTATTTGCCTAGAAGGTGTCTACGGACACCTTTTTCTTTTCCACGGATATAATGGCTGGCTAGGTGGCGATCTAAGCCATCCACCGCCCTTCCCACCCCGATATAGGGGTCAAGCCCTCTGCCTCCCAAAGGTAGCGGGCATAAGCCCGTAGAGGGGTGTAGTCTAGCCCTACCATAGGAGCGCGGTCTGCCCTATATCTTGGGCGAACTCCTACCAAAACAGCTTAATACTTGGTGTAGATACATGCGTCCATTAAATCGCCAAGGGGACACCCTAGACTCGTTTCTGGGGAAAAATAACCCTTTACTTCGCACCTGCCGCGCCGTATAGTTAGGAAGCGGCTTCCTACGCCACCTGAGGTCTATCCCAAGCGATAACCCCTCCAAGGTTGTAGGATGGCGAGAGCACCCATTTCTGGACGCCAGTACACCAACACTCCACCAACACCCGATCCAACCTCCCAAGCCAGACAAAGGCTGCTGGTGAACCCCAGTTCCTATGGGATTCCCAGTGGGTGAGGCCAGGATTGGTGGAGGCGGTGGGGTACACCAAAATCCCACCAGGGACATGGATCAGGACATGTCGATGAAGGTCGGGGCCATGTCGATGAAGGTCACGCCGATGAAGGTCGGTGTCGATGAAGGTCGGCGGGCTTGGTAGGTACATGTCGATGAAGGTAGGCGTGTCGATGAAAGTCCTGTCGATGATTAAAATTTCTAAGTTGGGTATTTACTTTTGAAGCCGTTTCGAGTATGATTGATTTTGAGTACAAGATGAGAGGAAGGTTACCCAGTGAAGACAACTAAGCGTGACGTGCCCTATTGCGGTGTACGGAAGGATAAGATTAAGGAAGCCAAGCCCGCTCTCAACGAGAAGAACCTCAAACATCTCCACAACTTTATCGTCCAGCGGTATCTAATACATAAGCGTAAGGACGTACAGGGGCTACCCGCTCCGTGGACGAAAGACCCCATCCTCCAGGAGTTTAAATTCACCAACGTCCGTAGAGAACATGACCGTGAAACAAAATGGTTGTTACGGAACGTAATCGAAAACCCAGACCTGTCCTATGAGAACAAGATTATGAACTGTATCCTGTACCGAATGTTCAACAAGTCGTCAACGCTTGAGATATTCGGCGGGCATATCAACTTCGAGACAAGAAAGCCCTCTGCGGCTATGGTTCGTAAGGCTCTACAAGTTAGACTCCTTAACGAGCCTAAATATACATTCTTCACCAACGCGTTCCTGACCTGCGGACTGAAAGTTGCCCTGGGCAAGAACGAATACTTGAACGATGAGTTTATGCCAATGCGTATTATTAAGTTCGCGTACATGTTGTGGGATGATGGTTTGGTAGATCGGATCAAGTCCGCTCCGAACCAACTGCAGGTGTTCGAGGAAATCAAGGGCTATAACGGCTTGGGAGAATTCCTTGCGTATCAAATTTACGTTGACCTTACCTATATAAAGGGCTTCCCGTTCTCCGAGAACGAATTCACGATCTCTGGCCCTGGTTGTATTAGAGGGCTAAAGAACATATTCGACAACTTTGATGGGATGAACTACGACGAAGCGCTATTCTGGTTACGAGACAACATTGATTACGAGTTTTCTTCCCGAGGTTGGAATTGGGAACCGTTCAAGCTGTTCGATGATCTGGAAGAGGGCGACCGATACATGAACGTTATGTCTCTGGAGAACTGCCACTGTGAAATCTCGAAGTACATACGTGCTGTAGAGGGTACAGGCAGACCTAAGAACAAGTATAAGGCGGGACGCGGATGAGACAAAGAGACCTGAAGATGTTGAAGATGGCTCAAAACTACGCCGAGATTGGAGCGGAATGCGCTAAAGTCAAGGTAGGCGCGATGATTGTACGTAACCAGACAGTTATTGCGTTGGGAGCTAACAGAGGAAGTTGTAGCGGATTGGAGTCCTGCCAAGAGTTAGGGGCAGACGGTAGGTTACATTGTACCTCTACCCTACACGCCGAAATTGACGCTCTGATAGCGGCGGGGTTGAACTCTTTGGGAGCGGAGATTTTTGTAACCCGCTACCCTTGTGAAGCTTGTGCGAGAGCGATTGCAAGAGCTGGTATCTGGCGTGTAGTTTATGGGCGTGAGACAGAGGTATCCAGCAAGGTAGCCGAGATTTTCAATCTTGAGGGTATCCAGCTACACCATTACCCCGAATTCAAGGAGGCAGACCCGTATGTTCAGAAACAGATATAGTAAGTCCGTAGACAAAATCTCTTATGCCCTTGTCGTCTTAGGTATGTTGAACGGAGCGATTCTGTTGTTATTGCACGTGATGCCAAAATGACGACCCTAGAGACAAACATTGTTGTACCTATCGAGATGGTAGAGCGAGGCGGTTACCAACACGCCAAGGAGATGTTAGTACAAAAGTTCTCCAAAGATGTTCGAGAAGCCGTGAAGGATTCTATGGAGATATACAAGCAGGAGAAGGACGTAGTTGGTGACGTTGTATTCACTGCTAGATTGAATACAGACAACGTAGTGGCTAGACTCTCTGGCATACCTATACCCAAACCCGATCTTGGGGGACTCAGACCGAAACAGGTTATTATAGACGATGTAGCCGAATTGTCAGGAGGATTCTTTGCGAGCGCTTTGGACGAGTTCAGACAACGCGTGTTGGGTAAATGGGGAGAGGGGCTAAGCCCTATTACTGGGGACGTAGGCGGTAGCATAGCTCAGAAGCTTGCGAGAGACAGACGCGATGCGGCTAGAAGAGAGTTGGGATTTCCTCCTATCGAAGAACCCGCCAAAGAAGACCGTGGCTTGAAAATGAGCGGCAACCTAGCCAAAGGCGGGGTAATACCAGACAAGAAAGAAACCGACAACTCAGAGAAATACATCCTTGCCTTGGAGGCAGTACAATACTACTTGGAGAACGATAATATAGACAAGGCGTTCGACGAGATCAGGGAGGCTCTGGGTCGATGACGGAAGCTAGGAAGCCGTATGATGGAGATAGACGTTGTAAGTGTTGTGAAAAGCCCTTCTATATCCCAAGCTCTATGGCATCGGGGTATATCTACCGCTGGAAGAACAAGAACGGCGGCTGGGACTACTACTGTAGCTACTCTTGTAATCGTAGAGCAGACACAGAGCGCGAGGCAAAGAAACAAAAGGTAGGCAGACCGCCTAGCAAGCCAAGTAACCGCAAGGAATATTTGGACTTTGGGAAGGAGATAAGAGCGTGAGACCACAACAAGATATGGTAGCTCTATTAGAGAGAGCGCAGAAGGACTTTGGGTTTGCCAACCAGATTACCGTAGCTACAGAGGAATTGTGCGAGTTAGCCGCTGTTCTATCTAAGTACCCGCGTTACCCCAATCACGAATTGGCTTCTGACGCTATCCGTACAAAGGTTGTTGAAGAGGTAGCCGATGTGATGATCTGTCTTATCCACATAAGCGGTATCTTCAAGTTGGAGGAAGACGAGGTTGAAGACGCTATGGAAGCCAAGTTAGTTCGGCTTGAACGGTGGTTAGACTCTGGAAAGGGCTTCCACCAAACAACAGTTGACAGGGAGGTAGCGCCTGTTGAACCTCAAGGAGTTTAATGCCCTAGCTGGGTCGGACAGTTACGTTCGTTGTAACGGTAAGGAGCGGATTGACCCCGCTATTGTAAGTCAAGAGCTTGCCGAGAGACATCTGTTCTCAGGTGGTACCATCGGTTGGTGGGTTAGATCCAACTACATCGTTGTAGATATCGATGAGGGCAAGGAAGAAGCCTTGGAGATGATTGAGAAGCTTGGGATTAAGACGCTTATGTGTAAGACCCCCAAAGGCTTGCATCTCTACTTCAAGACTAACAAGGAGTACCCGCAGAAGATTGGGATGGTACTACCTTCTGGGCTAAAATGCGATTTCCGCTGTGCGAATAAAGGGTATGTACTTCTACCATTCGGGACGAAGGGACGGGCATTTAATAAGGTTAAAGACATTATCGATATGCCGCTCGAACTAACCCCCATAGCTAATCGGAAAGATAGCTTGTTAGGAATGAAAGAGGGCGAAGGACGTAACTCAACCTTGTTCGCGCATCTTATGGCTTACAAACATAAAGGGGCAAGCGGCGAACAGATCGAACAGATGGCAGAGATTATCAATACAACGATATTCCAAAGCCCTATGGATGATCGCGAGTTAGCCAAGATAGTCGAGAATACAAAGAAGTACGAAGCTAAACCAGAAGGGGACAACCCCTACCTGATCTACAACAGTAAGGGTCACCCCAGTCAGATCAACAGCCGTTCTATCTGTGACTACTTTGTTAACAGAGGCGACCTGTTTGTAATAGGCGGGGAGTGCTACCAGTACCGAGATGGGATGTACAAAGAAGCTAGTTCCTTTGTCCGTAACTCCATCAAGGAGATGATAGCGGAAGATCATTTGATTACCCAAGCCCGTATTATGGATTGTTATCGGCTTGTAGTCGACGATACCCGAATACAGCGCGACGCTTCCGATCTTAACGCAGACAAGAATCTGATTAACTTCGGTAACGGCGTATGGGACATAGACGCCAAGGAACTTATGCCCCACGACAGTAAATACTTACAGACACTCCAGATACCTCACAGCGTTAACAAGACAAAGGTATCCTGGGAAGAGACACCTCTTTACAAGTTCCTCTCTGAGATGTGCGAGTTAGGAGAAGAGGACATAGAGATGGTGGCTACATATATGGCGTACTGTCTAACGTTGGACTACGGGCTAAAGACGTTTATGGTTCTACAAGGTCAGTCGAATACAGGTAAGTCTGTACTTATCCGATTCTTTGAGACTCTAGTTGGTAAGTATAATACGTCTTCCTTGTCTATGCACGAACTGAATATGCGGTTCTACCCAGCTCAGTTGTACGACCGCTTGTTAAACTCTTGTGCGGATAACTCGTCATTGCCCCTCTCTTCTATCGAGAACCTGAAGAAGATTACAGGCGGCGACCAGATTATGCACGAGAAGAAGGGCAAAGAGCCATTTTTCTTTGTACCGTTTGCCAAGTTGATATTCTCATTCAACCAGATGCCCCTACAGTTAGAGGAGAAGTCCAACGCCTTTTATCTACGGATGCGGATTCTCCATATGAACAAGGCGCTTAAGCTTAACAACGAATACGTACAGGAGTTGTGTAGCGTACAAAGTATCGAAGATACCCTGCCCCATCTCCTTGCTAGACTTCCTGTACTGGAGATTCCTAGAACGGAAACCAGTAACAAGTTGATCGAGGGTATGAGACAGGATTCCGACAGTATCCACGCTTATATACAAACGCAGTGCGTTACAGGCAGAACGAAGTGGTGTACCAAGAAGTCCTTGTACGAGGGCTATGTGAAGTTCTGTATCGACAACGGTAGAGAGGCTCACAAAAAGCACGCATTTATCCGACATATACGGGGACAGTTCAAGGAAGCCCGTCACCCAAGTAGTCGAGAAGCTTGTTGGAAGGGAGTTGGATTGAGAAAATGAATTGCGAAAACCACTACGGGAGTAATTGCCCTAATTGCAGACCTATCAATCCTCCGACAGGAGGGAGTAGCGTTATCAGTACAAAGAGCGAATTGGAGCGTAGAATCAACAATCACATAGCCGTTCTTGATTACCATATCGTAGACAGAATAAAACAGTACCCAGGCGGGGTTGTAGGAGAGATAGGGGCGCAGCTTCTTATCGCTAAGTCCCAAGCCCTTCACGCTATGGCGGTGCTGTTCAAGTGAAACCAAAAGAGCTGGAGAAAAGGTTGTCTGTCGCTTATGACGCTGGTTTCTTCGACGGGTACTGTAAATGCATCGAGACAATACACAGCGATTGGGTGCAAGGTCTAGCAAATGCAAAAGGTATTGGGCCAGTGTTGACCTCTCGAATCATGAAAGAGATGCACGAGTTCTATTCTACAAGACGCTCCCAACAAGGCGGCGACGAGGAAGCGAGGAAAGCTGTTGCACCCGATATTGTGTAAGCACTGTGATTGCCTGTTCGAACCAACGAGTCATAGACAGCTTTTCTGTTCTAAGTGGTGTTGGATAGAACACAAGCGGGAAGACGCTGAAGAAGCTCGTACAGGAATAATCAACTACGAGGAGCCAGACGACAATGAAGCCTAGATACGCCGTTCTCGATATAGAGACAACAGGGCTGGATAAATTCAAGGATTCGATAAACTATATTGGGATAGGGCTTGCCGAGGACATAGGCAGTCCTCTCTACAAGACCTTCATCCTGAATATGCATAACGACAAGGATTTGGACAGATTTCTCCGAATCGTTGAGAAGCTGAAGCGGGACAAGGTTAAGCTTGTATGGCAGAACGGTAAGTTCGATACCTTGTTTATAGAACAGAAGTACGGTATGATGCTACCGATACACTATGACGTGATGTTAATGGGTACAGCCTATGATCTAGCGGCGGGACATGCTCTCGACACTATGGCTGAATCGTACTTGGGAGTAGCCTCTTGGGATATCCCGCTCCGAGAGAAAATTAAGCCTAACAACCCTGTAGTCGAGAAGTATCTGGAGAAAGACTTGTCCGTTCCATGGGACTTGTTCGAGTACTTCTTTAATAGGTTGTCCGATAAACAATGGATGCACTTGAATTACCTGTTGAAACCAGCTTTCCTTATGTATCGCCGTATCGAGAAGAAGGGTATCTTCTTCGACAAGGATAAACATAAGAAGGTCAGCCGAGAGTACAAGCTCAAAGAGAAACAGACCCTCCAAGTAATCAAGGATATGTACGATATCAACTGGAATAGCCCTATACAGGTTGCGAAAGCCCTCTACGACAAGAAGGAGGGTGAGGGGCTACCAATATTGAAGAAGACCAAGACGGGCGGCTCCACTGACGCTAAAACAATGAGAAGGTTGGTAGCTGATGGGCACGATCTGCCTAAGAAGCTTCTGGAGTACAAGTTCTATTATGGGGCAAACTCCAAGTTCCTCAAGCAGTGGCCAGAGTTCGCATCGCATGACGGGCGGATTCACCCAAGCTTCAACGTTACCAACACTAAGACAGGTAGACCGAGTTGTTCCAACCCTAATCTACAACAGGTACCAAGGAATCCTGAGTTGCGTACGATGTTTACCGCCGATGCTAGGGCTGGGCGTAGCCTTATCGAGGCTGACTATAGCCAGATTGAGTTGAGAGTAGCAGCTGATTACGCCGATGACCCTACAATGATCGAGATATATCGTACAGGCGGGGACATACATACCAATACCGCTATCGACTTATCAGGTAGATTACAACCAACGAAGGATGACCGTACCAAGGCAAAAGCTGTAAACTTCGGTTATTTGTACGGTATGATGTCGAAGGGCTTTGTAAACTACGCTTTCGATTCTTATGGGGCTGTCTATACCCCTCAAGAAGCCGAACGACATCGTCAATTGTTCTTCCAGAAGTATTCGCGTCTTCTCCAGTGGCATGCCGAGGTAGAAGAGTTATGCGAGGCTATGGGAGGTGTCTCAAACCGTTTCGGGCGCTTTAGAAGCCTCCCCGACATTTATAGTCGTAATAGGTGGGAGAGGGGCGACGCAATCCGCAGAGCCATCAACACGCCAGTGCAATCGACGGCATCTGACCTCTTAGTCTTCGCGGCTATCGAGATAGACCATAAGTTGTCTAAGGAAATGGATTTATCCGTGGTAGGAACAATACATGATGCCATATTGGTAGACTGCCCTGACGAGTATCTTGTAGACGCAGAGCGGGAGATTAAGAGAATCATGGCTCATCCAGAAGCTCTCGACATATTTGGGGTCGAGTTCAAGGTACCGATACAAGCCGATGTCGGCATAGGAGCGTGGGGTTCCAAATGAGTAACAATAAGGTCAACAGTGGTGTGTATCCTTGGAGAAGGGGTAACCAACCTCTTCTATTAACTAGCTCCAGCCTAGTGGAATTGGATAGTAGAATCGAGGAGCGGGTGAAGGGCGGTCTCGTACTTATTAATAGAGGAAAGGGCATTGACAACTACGCCGCAACCCGCTATTGGGCACGCCTAGCCCCAGCCCCTACAAATTCGACGGCGTTCGACGGCGATCTTGAAAAATAATATCGAAAAAAGTCGAAAAAGGGGTTTACTTTAGGAGATTAATAGTATATGATTGATTTTGTTGGTAGTACAAAACTAAAACGAAATGGGGATTAACAAAATGTCACTGGCTAATGTAACTAAAGGTGAAGCAGTAGTTCTTCTTGGATTCACGGGTATTCGATTGGCAGACGTTAAAATCAAAGCGGCTACAAAAACGGAATTGACCGTTGAGAAAGCTGATGGCACTCTTATGATCTTCGACCGTAAAACGGGCGTACAGAAAAACGTAGTGGAAGGCAAAGAAAAGTACGCTAACAAAATCGTACATCCTGACGATGCTCCCGCTCCGAAAGAAAAGAAAGCAAAAGCTCCAGCGAAAAAAGCTCCAGCGAAAAAAGCAGCTCCTGTCGTAGAGGAAGAAGACGAAGAGGACGATGAAGAAGAGGAAGACGAAGAAGAAGAGGTTGTTGTAGCTCCTAAAAAGAAAGCTAAGCCAGCCGCTCCTGCAAACGCTCCTGCAAAGAAAGCTAAAAAACCTGTCGTAGAAGACGAAGAAGATGACGAGTACGAAGAAATGTAATCTGTAAGACCTTGATTTGCTAACAACCAAACTTTTCATTGGCTACGAATCTAAAGCCCCAACTCTAGTCCGTAGCGCGGCTGTCCGACCGTTAACATCGGACAAAATTAAGCGCTTGTTTATCCTATGGAAGGGAGGTGTACGTTGTTCCGACCTTCAAGTACCAAGACAAGGAGTACGAGGGCTATAAAATAAGTTACTCCAGGATATCGAGTTATCTGTCCTGCCCTCAACGACATTATTTCTCTTATGTATTACGGTTAAGACCCAAAGGGGTTGAGAGACCTCTATGGTTTGGTGGAGATTTCCACAAGCTACTAGAGCACAGAGGAGATTCCGACGGGCTCAAGGAAGCTAGACAAAACATAAAACAAGCCTATTCCGAACTTACTGGTAGACAGCAGGAAGGTCTAGGCGAGGATTACATACAAGACCTAGACACAATCTTTGGCGACTACCTGGAAGTATGGGGTAATGAAGAACTACCGATAGAAACCGAGCACGAGTTTCTGGTTCAAATCGGAAAATACAAAGGATTGCCTGTTTACTTCCACGGCATCATTGACGAGATATATGCAGACAATTCTATGGGCGAGCACAAGACTTTCAACTTTATGCCCGACATGAGCGTACTGGCTATGAATATGCAGGTTTGTTTATATTCAAAGGCTTGGGAACTCGAAACGGGTCAGAAGCTGGATAGGGTTCGCTGGGATTACATTAAATCAAGCCCTGCTAAACAGCCTATATGGCTAGAGAAGTCAGGCAGGTTCTCCGAGGCAACTAATGCTGGGATTACCCCGATGAGCTGGAGAAGAGCCTGTGAAGAGCGCGGTATTGACTCTGACGAGGAACTATCCAAAGCGGATAAATATTCGCAGAACATATCCAACTTCTTCTTCCGTTGTAGTATGGCTATCGTTCCCGAGATGGTAGATACTGTCTGGCGATCTTTCAAACAGATAGCTAAGGACATAGTTACCAAGGGTGACGAGAACCAAGTCAAGAATATAAGTCGAGATTGCCAATGGTGCAGTTACAGACCTATCTGTTATGCAGAGTTTACTGGCGCTGACGCCGAGTACGTAAAAAACAGGGACTATGTCCAAAGGGAGAAATAATTAATGAATAACAAACAACCGTCCATTTTTGAAGCTCTACAAGGTATCGCAAAGTTCGCTCAACATCTACAAGATATGTCCGAGAAGATGGAAGCTGAAGGTGTCGAAGCTGGATACGAGCCGAAACGCCCTGTAATTAAGGCAATGGTTGACTCCCGCGAAGCTGGCGCTGAGGGCGAGGTACATACTCTGGAAGGTGAGATTGTAATCTGTATGGCCCTCAAAGATACAGATAAAGGTCTGCAGGTGTCCCAAGCTATCGTGGGTTCCTTTGGTATCGAAGACCTTGCCCGTGCTATCGAGAGTATAGACGCTCTACGGGACACGCTGATCGAGAAGTTTGTTGAGAAGAATCTGGAGAGCGAAGTTGGGTTGACTCTTGACCCTGTAAAGCTGTTCGCAGGTCTTATGGGTGGTAAGCGCTAATGACTACTCACCTCAAGAGCGCGGTAGACATAAGCGAGATGGGTCAGAGCAACCTCTGGGTTTTGTACGGTAAGTCGGGAACGGGGAAGACAGAACTCCTGTCTACTTTCCCCAAGCCCCTTCTATATATCCAAATCGGTGATGACGGCACTAATACCATAGCCGACAAGGACGGTATCAAAGCGATTCGGGCTACAAGCCCTGCAATGATCAAGGAGTTGCTTCAAGAGTTACGCTTAGACAAGACGTATAAGACCGTAGCCCTAGACACGTTCTCTCTGGTCGTTAACGATTGGACAGATACTCACGCCACCTCCAAGGGTAAGAAGATGACCCAGCAGATGTGGGGCGATCTGAAGCAAGACCAAGAAGAGATGGTGAAGCTCGCACATATCCTTGCCCGTACCCGTACAGTCGTATTGACTTGTCACGAGGTTATGGATACAATCGAAGGTATGGAAGACGAGATTACTCCTGACGTTCGCCCTTCCTTATCTAAAGGGGCGCGTACCTATCTGGAGGCTATGTCTAACTTCGGTATCCATACGGCTATCGTACAGAAGGAGAAAGAAGACGGCACTGTTGAGTTCAAGCATATTGTACACCTTGCCCCTAACCCGTATTATTGGGTCAAGACACAGAAGCCCGCTCACGTCAAGCTTCCGAAGGCAATGATTAACCCGACTTACACAAAAATCGTAAACAGACTGAAAGGGGAAAAAGACAATGGCTAGAAAATTAAAGGTGGACTTTACAGGGGTAGAAGAGTTTGTAAAATGTTCGGAGGGCGAACATATCGTCAAGATCGACAAGGTTGAAGAGGGCGTATCTGAAGCGGGTAACGACAAGCTGAACGTGAAGTTCGTTGTAGTTGCAGGGGCTTCTACAGGCGCTGTAATCTACGAGAACTATGCCCTTACAGAGAAAGCTCTTTGGAAGCTGAAGTCGATGTTGTCTAAGATCGGTATTAAAGCCGACAAAAAGCTTACCTTGGATCTGGACGTTATCGAGGGCAAACGCCTTATCGTTGATGTAGAGCACGAGACGTACAACGGCAACGAGCGTGCTAAGATCAAGGACTACAAGAAGCTCGAAGCAGAACCTGTTGACGAGGAGGAAGAAGAGGACGAGGAAGAGGAAGAAACCCCACCTCCAGCCAAGAAAAAAGCCGCTAAGAAAAAGCCTGAGCCAGAACCAGAAGAAGAGGAAGATGAGGAGGAAGAAGAGGACGAGCCTCCTGTTAAAAAGAAAAAGGCGGCACCAGCTCCTGCCAAACCTAAAAAGAAACCCGCTCCTGTCGTTGAAGACGACGAAGAGGAAGATGACTGGGACGACGAAGAATAGAACATAGCTTGGGGAACTCTGGTGCATGCACCTTTGTTTTTCACCCAGCTCATCTTGTGAAAGATATTGGAGGAGAGAACTATGGTAGCAATACCCAACGACAAGGGCAGGGGTAAGAACTGGAGGCTCAACAAGTTTGTAGAGTACCAACACTACGCTCCCGCTGTTGACCCGCTTACCTATTGTGAATATGCAAAGCGCAAGAAACTGACTCTAGACAACTGTATCCGACTAGCTTGGTATCACTCCCTTACTTATTGTGAGGTTACAGCGGCGTTCCTGCTAGAGCAACACAAGGCTATCGAGAAAGACCCCGACACGTTTTGGGCGGTTCATAAGCCTACCCTTATATTCGGCTCAGCGCGGCGTTACGTACAATCAATGAACTGGTTCGTTCCGCTCGTAAATGTCTTCAATAGTATAACTGATGGGCGTCCGTACGAATGGCTCGTAGAGACAGCAGGACAGGGCAGACCTCTCGACAAGTTCAACGAAATTTCAGAAGAGCTTGCAAGTTGGAAGTTTATGGGACGGTTTTCGGTAGACCTATTTACAGAAGCCCTCATCGCAATGAACCGTCATGGATTAATCCCATTAAAGATCGAGGCGGCTGGGTACGACTGGAAGAAGTCTTCTAACCTGACCTCAGGGCTTCTGAATATCTTCTATATGGACAAAGAGGCGGATGAGTTCGATAAGACAGGCAAGCTTCCTGTAGATACGGGCGTGCTGGACGACTACTTGGGTGTAGTACTAGAAGCAGTACACTGGGAATACCCCGACCAAGACGTTGATGACGTAACTGTAATAAACAAGATTTGTAGTTTCAGGAATCTCTTCAAGGCTTCCCGATACGGCGGTTTCCACCACGACAGACAACAGGGTAATCTTATCTTGTATAAGCAACGGTACCCAGAATACCCTCTCTGGAAAGAGATGTATAAAATCCGCGCGGCTATCTTCCCAGAACATATGTTGGGGGAGAAGATGGGATGGAAGGGTATTCGCACCTCACGTAAGAAACTTTGGTTAGAACAAGGGAGGACTGGCGTTGAGACTTCTCGTTAATATTAGGGGTTGTAACGGAGCTGGGAAGTCTACGGTTCCTATGGAAATGCTAGCTACAGACAAATTCGCAGAGGTTCGCAGAGACCCTAACGGCGTTAAATATACAGTATTCCCTACGTATCGTTGGGTAGCCCTCGGCACGTATGCAAATAAGACAGGCGGTATGGATACAATATCTACAAAGGCTCAGAAGCAAGCTCTATTGGCTTTCCTTTGGGACGAGTACCCTGACTTCGATATCGTAATGGAAGGGGTTATTGACTCCACGATACGCTCCACTTACATAGACCTATTCCTGGATTACCAGGGTAAGGTAGACCGTGAGGAGGTAACTCCAAGGGTCATAGTCGTTGCGAACTTCCTACCGCCCCTAGATGTATGTATAAAGCGGGTTTACGAGCGTAATGGGGGTAAACCAGTTAAGGAAGATCAGATTGAATCTAAGTGGAAGACCGTGGCTAAGAACGTGCAATTCTTCAAGGACGCGGGATTGATAACGCTACGGCTCGACACATCCAAGATAGAACGCGAAGAGATGCTTCCAAAGTTTCTAACTCTAGTAGACAAGTACAGGGAGGGTAAACGATGCGCACGGTAATTATAATTAATGGATACCCCAACGCGGGTAAAGATACATTCGTCCAAATGTTTACAGATTTTAACGTAGATACGGACAACTTCCACACAAGTACCCCTGCCAAGGAAGCCCTGAAACTTATGGGCTGGGACGGCGACTTCAACGGCGACAAACCCAAAGATATCAGAGACGCTTTGGCGGGTATGATGCGTATGTCCTATGAGTTGTTCGATGGCCCTACAAAATGGGTTAAGGGACAAGTAATGAACGGCGTTGCCAAGTACTCCTTTATACACTGCAGAGAGCCTTATAATATCGCCAATATCAAGGAGCAGTTGGAGAAGGCGGGGTTCAAGGTTCTGACCCTCTGTATCCGAAAGAAACAAGAGGACAAGGTATATACAAACTACTCAGACAACGTAGTTATGGACTACGAGTACGACGAGTATGTAAGTAATGACGGCGACTTGGAAGCCTTGAAATGGAAAGCTTGTAACCTGTACGATCTACTAGAGAGAGGGTTGGTATAAATGCACTTAGTATATCCTGACGCTACGTCAGCTTGGGAAGACCTGTACGATTCTTTATCAAGACAAGGGGAGAACGGGTTCAAACAACC